TATGAAGTACTTTTGAAGAGAAACTTTCCAGACATTCAATCCATTTCAGTTTATGGCGGCGAAGAATTGGATCCGCCTAGATTCGGTCGAGTAGCGGTGTCTGTAAATCTACTTGGTAATCGACTGCTTTCAGATACGCTCAAAAATGAATACACGAATTTCCTCGATAAGAAAAGCCCTCTTTCAATTGAACCGATCTTTGTGGATCCGCTTTTCCTGTATCTCAATGCGAATATCAATGTTTACTATTCAAAGAAACAATCTGGAAAATCAGCTGCAGAACTTGAATCCATAGTAAGACAAACTATAGCAACATTCAACAGTAATAATCTTAATGAATTTGGATCCACACTTAGACTTTCAAGACTTTCGGCTGCGATTGATAGTTCTGATGAAGGTATCCTAAGTAATCGAATTACTGCTAAACCGATTATCGAATATTCTCCAGACTTGAACATCGTAACAAATCCGAGATTCAATTTTGCTGCTGAATTAGTAAAGCCATATCCGTTTAGAACGGCAAGCGGTTTCTCTGAATATAAACCAGCGATTAATAGCTCGGCGTTTTCTTACAACAACATCTGCGCACTACTTCAGGATGATGGTCTCGGAAATATTCAAATCATCAGCAGTGATACTGTAAATACTCAAGTTCTAAATCCGAATACTGGAACTGTGAACTATCAAAACGGAGAAGTTCGTTTAGTAAACTTTGTTACAGATGGATACACATTACCAGCAATCAAGATCTTTGCTAATACAGTCAAAGACGATATTACTGCTCCAAAGAGTAGAGTTTTTGTAATTCGAGATACTGATGTTACGATTAACATGATCGAGAACGAATAATGGAAGTAGAAAAGAACATATCATTTTTCATCGAGCAGCAATTTCCAGCTATCTATCGTGAAGATGGACGTGAATTAATTGCTATCGTTGAAGAATACTATCGATGGTTAGAAACTACAGAAGATCAATCCACATATAATGCAAGAAGACTATTTGAGTATCGTGACATTGATACCACACTTTCGAAGATGCTTCTCTTTTTCAAAAATAAATTTCTGAGTGATCTTCCGTTCAATGAAGAGACTGTTCGCTTTATAGTCAAAAACATTATGAGTCTTTACCGTCGAAGAGGCACGACCGAAGGTTTAGAACTCTTCTTTAGAATTTTCTTTCAGACTGAAGTCGATGTATATTTTCCAGCAAGAGACATTCTAAAACCATCTGCTTCAGAATGGAAAGTTGGTTCGTATCTACAATTATTCTCAAATTCAGGTCGGTTCTATTCAGCAGAACTTGACACTCTCTTTACATATGCAGACCTAAGTGGAAGAACAATTAGCGGATCAGTTTCAAAGGCAACCGCCATTGTAAATAAGATAAATCTGATTGTTTTGAATAATACCATCACGCCGATTTTGTACCTGAATAATATGAAAGGAACATTCCGCGGTTTTGATGACATTACTACAAAAATAGACGGTGTTCTTGTTTCATTCGGAAGAGTATATGGATCTGTCGATGGCGTTGTCATAGATCAAGACTATAAAGGTACTACTGGAAATGCAGTTGGTGACTTGGCAACAATTTCCGGGTCTCAAGGAATCGGCTGTCAACTGATAGTGTCTGATGTCAACGAAAACTTTACAGGTGAAATCAGTTATACCATTGAAGACGGAGGTTTTGGATATACAAAAGAAAATACAAAATTGCTTGTATCAAACCAAAGTATCAAATATTTTGGAAATACACAAAATTCTGACTTCAATGTACTTGAGCGAGTTGAAGATCAATTCGGAAATCAGGCAACCGTAATTGGGTTCGATGACAATTTCGTTGGATTCCGATTGGACGCAAATAGTGAGTTTTCCAATACTTCAAATATATCAACACTTGACCGAGATGTAAACTTTACAGCACCTGCGTCAGATATTTTTCCGGGTGGCATTACCGAAAAGAACGATTCATCTCCAGGTCCTCTCTATCCAGAAACTAGTAATACGGCACACGTAAAGCTAGATGAATTAGAAAATTCCGCGAATGTCTCATTGATTACAGATGTAATAGGAAATTTTGCAAATGTAGCTCTCAATTCTAATAACTACAATGACGTACCTCCAGCACTTATTGCTATGTCTGGTATCGCAGATCCTGTTACAATAGATACTAAGATAGAAGACGCATTCGACTTGACTCCGTTTGAAATTGGTACAATCAAAGAATTCATCAATATCAGCCCTGGAGCAGATTATGAAAATGATGTATTTGCTGTAGTTTACGATCCGGTAATGGACGGTTTTGATAGATTTCCACAGACTATAACATTAGATGAAATTAACGCTGCAATATCAATTGGAGATATTGTATCACAAGGGAATACAGAAGGTAAGGTCTTAGCAATTAGTGGCAAAAATCTTACAGTATTATCTTATTCATACTATGGTTTCAATACAGACGATCCTTTAGTTTATAAAGGTAATGATTACAATATATTAGCAGTTTCAATTAATTATGGATCTAATGAATTCGGCTTTAACGCGACAATAGTTCCAAGAACAGAATTTGCTACTGGCAGAATATTAGCAGTAGAGGTGTTGGATTCTGGCTTCGGATATGCTGATGGGGACGTCGTAGATATTATAGACTCAAATGGCGTAATAGCTGCACGAGGCACAATACAAAGTAGGGGCACTGGGATTACTGGAGGTTTCTGGTCGACACTGGATTCTCATCTAAATGGTTATGTACTTGATGGTGGGTCTTTAGACTACTTCAACGCGTCAAAGTATATTCAAGACAGCGACTTCTACCAAGAGTATTCTTATCAGATCATATCTAATATCAACCAATCCGAATACTTAGAACTATATAACGAAGTAATGCATGTTTCTGGGACCAAATTCTTTAGTAGATTTAGAATTGAAGATTATCTTGATCGTTCGAGAGATATTAGATTTTCTTTTAAGTTTCTCGACGGCGGCTAATACAGCAAATACATAATGAACTTAGGTTATAAATAGAAAATAAAATCGATTAGAGGCGAAATGGCTAATATTATTACTAGTAAATTTAGATCTGATTCTGTAAGATTCTTTTTGAATGATCTACAGAATAATGATTATTATCTGCATGTATCATCTGCGGTTAGAACTACCGCAGTCAATTCTTTATTTTCTCAAACCGATTTTCTCGAAAAAACAATTTTCGGAAAAAAAATTGACTCGGAAGAAAACTTCTTTTACATGATCAAAAACTATCCTTGGCAGTCAGGACTTGTTTTTGATCAATACGACGACCGAGAAGATTTAGCAGATAAAAGATACTATGCTGTAGTATATCCACAAGATGAAGACATTGATAATTACAAAGTTTACAAGTGTCTTTTCAATAATTACGGCTCACCTTCGCAGTTTTCTCCGAATTATAATGTAGCGCAAACGGATCAAATATATTCTATGGGAGATGGATATATCTGGAAATTTATGTATGAAATCGGTGTTTCAGATTTTGATAAGTACAATACGATCGGTTATATTCCAATTACATCAGATACTCTTGTAGCAAACGCGGATTTTACTTCATCAACAGTCGAAGAAATAGTAGTGACAAATAAGATACAAATAATGGGTATGAAAAAATTGAAGGTACTGTTCAAAGTGTAAACGAAATAAACGGGACATTTGATACGATTGTCATAGATACATCTTCTGGTTATACACTTTCTGAAATAGCTGGTTTTTATTCTGGTCAGAGTTTTTATGCTACAAATACTTTGACGGGGTTTTCAAATGTATACACTATAGATACATATACATTTAATGCAATTGAAGGTCAAGGTGTTATTACGCTATTAGGAAATCCAGCTGTAGATAGTATTATAATTGCACCGCCCGGTAGTGAAAAACCTACAAAATTTCAGATTTTACCAAGAATTGAAATTACGGGAGACGGTACTGGCGCAAGAGCAATAGCTGATGTATTTGATGGATCTATAGTTGGAATTACCACAATCAATAAAGGTTCAGGCTACACTAGAAGCAATTGCTAATGTTATAGATCCTACGGCATTTAGCCCAACAGATGAAAATAGACTTGATGTTCGAGCAACGTTAAGACCAATATTATCTCCCAGAGGTGGTCATGCTTCAAATCTAATAGATGAATTGAGCTGTAAACATTGTATGTTATTCACCGAACTCACTGAAGTGGATAATGTCACAATACCAGATAGTAATCAATATTCAAAAATTGGATTAGTCAAAAATCCAGAGTTTACATCTTCTAATAATGATATCTTCGATAATCGTATAAGTGTAGAATTATCGTCTGTTCAACCCATTTCCGTAAACGATTTAGTATCACAGGTAAATACAGATAATGAAACTATATTCGAAGCTCGTGTGCATGAAATTTCTGCAAATACTGTTTATCTATCAGAGTTTCACGGCCCATACCAAGACCAAGCAAATACAAACTTTTCTATAGATCCAGATTTGTCAATACGCAGCCCACAGGGTGATCTTCTCCAAATAAATACCGATGGCGGTGGGGATCCGATCATCACCTATCCAATATACGTACCGAAAACGGGCGATGTTTACTACATGAACGACTTTTTTTCCGTGGAAAGAACCGAAGACTCAAGAGAACTATTCAAGATTGTTATAGAATTCTAAGGAACAATAAATGCCAATTAATACGAATCTTAGTACCGCGCCTTATTTCGATGATTTTGATCTCGAAAACCAGTATTACAGAGTTCTATTCAAGCCTTCGTATGCGGTTCAAGCTCGAGAATTGACTCAACTTCAAACTGTTCTGCAGAATCAGATTGAACAGTTTGGAGACAATATTTACAAAGAGGGTTCAATCATCAAGGGTTGTACCTTCACCGAACTTTCTGATCTCAAGTACGTCAAAGTTACAAATGAAGGCGGTTTTGATCCAGCTGTTTATGTTGGTTCTACAGATACTGTTTCTGATGGCGGTCAAATATATGAAAGAAACAACGTATATGAACTAAGAGGCCTTGTGAGTGGAGTTCGTGCGCAAGTGATCGCAGCGACACGGGGCTTTGAAACGCGAGATCCAGATCTCAACACTTTTTACATCGACTACACTTCAACGTCTGCCGGAAATAAGGTATTTCAGGGTGGTGAAACTCTTGAAATTTATAAAATTAGTTCTTATGACATTGGAACTACAACCAATGTGACTGAGACACTTGAAACTACTATTTCCGTAACTAATTTTCCAAACCCAGTTGGTAATTCGTTTGGTCTTCGTGCTGCCCCTGGTATTATCTTTCAAAAAGGACATTTCCTTTTCACTGAAGAACAGTTGGTAGTTGTTTCAAAATATACTAATGTTCCAGATGGAGTTTCAATTGGTTACGTCGTAGAAGAAAGGTTGATTAGTTCTCTTCAAGACCCATCGCTTTTTGATAACGCAAATGGATCCACAAATGAAAACGCTCCAGGCGCAGATCGCTTGAAGTTGATTCCAGTATTAACTGCGCTACCAACTTTAGACGCAGATGCTGATACTACATTCTTTACGCTTACAAGATATTCAAATGGCAGCGCCGTTTTTCTAAGAGACGTATCACAATATAATGCACTGGGTGAAGAAATGGCTCGCCGCACATTTGAAGAGTCTGGTGACTATATTGTGCGTGACTTTAAAACAAAGGTCATACGAAGAGACGATATTCTGAAAGCTTCCGTTGGAAGTGGTATTGCATATGTGAAAGGTTATCGAGTAGAAAATCTTGCTGAAGTTCTTCTTGATATTGATCCAATTGCAAATACGTCAGTTGATGAAAGATCAAATCAAGCAGTTTCATTCAATTACGGCGGTTATCTGAACATTCTTGATATTGCAAATACTGGTGTTGTTCCGATTGATACTCTTTCGACAGTTACACTTCAAAATGGTGCGTCTGCTAATACCGGTACTGCAAGAGTTCGAAATATTACTGATGATAAGATTTTCTTGTTCGATATTCGTCTAGATGGATCTAATGAAATTTCTGGCGTAGAGCAAATCATTGGGTCGTCGGGTGTTATTTCTGTCGCAAGTGGTTCAGTTTTAAATGAAGCAAGTAACGGCTCCATGATTTTTGATACAGGAGCCGTTAGTCTCAAGTCAACCGATAGTATTTCGCTTCCGGTTCGTGAAAAAAGAGAATTGACCGGTCTTTCAGGAAATACAGTAATCATTTCTTCTGCGGTTGGAGAAGATTTTAATGTAAACAATGATGACATTTTGTTTGTCGACTCTTCCAATCAAAAAATTGATGTATTAAGTACTTCATTATCTGGCGCTAACAATGATCTTCAAATAGAACTTGCTGGTACGACTTCTGCTACGGCAACAGTTTACGTGAATAAAAGAATTTCAGACGCAACTCCATTTACTAAAACATCAGTTGAACTATATGTGAAATGTACATTCGCGAATACTGATTCTACTTCATCATCGAAATTCAATCTAGGCTTTCCAGATGTCTATGAAGTAGTTTCGATTACTGATGCTGCTAACAACGACGTCACAACAAGTTTCAAATTAAGAACTAACCAGAAAAATAATTACTACGACCATTCGTACATCGAGTTTATCCCAGGTCGCCCTGTTCCTTCTGATGGTGATATGACAGTTCAGATGAATGCATTCAAATTGAATGACACAACTGGAGATTATTTCTTTACAATTGACAGTTATCCAATCGGTACTGGTTCTGGACAAGTAGCAACGAACAAAATACAACCTTTCGTATCACCTTCTGGTGCTACTTATAATCTTCGAGATTGTGTAGATTTTAGACCACTTGTTGAACCAATCGCTGGTGCCACATATACTAATGCTGCTTCAGAAGGGACAGCGCCAACAGTCAGTTCTTCAAGCACGAGTGTGAGTATTGCGCCTTCGTTTGATGCAAACAACACAGTCCTAACACCAGCTCACGATACATTTGGTCAACTCGATTACGAGTTTTATCTGAATAGAACTGACATTGTCACTATTGACTCTTACGGAAGAACCGCTATCGTAAAGGGTCAAGAATCAGAAAATTCAGTACCATCGAGTGTAACTGGTGACCAACTTAAGATTGCAGAAATTTTTGTACCCGGAGTTCCAGCTCTTACGCCCGAAGAAGCATATGCTCAAAATAGACCCGCGTATGGAGTAAAAGTTACCACAAAGGGTACAAAAGCATACAAGATGCGAGACATTGAAAAAATCGACCGAAAAGTTGATGCTCTTAAATACTACGTTCTTCTTACTGCTCTTGAAATCGAAACAACAAATCTAAACATTCTCGATGAAAACGGCTTGTCCAGATTCAAGAATGGTATCATCGTTGATCCATTTAATGATCTGAATATAGCAAACGTTGAAAGTGCCGATTTTAATGCTGCGATTGATTTTGCTGAAAAGTCATTGATGCCAGCTGTTAAATCGTTTCCAATTAATATGAAGTACAAGAGTAATTCTTCTGGTACTATATTCCCATCTACTGCTGACGCTCGTGCTGCTACACTTTCAAGAGATCAAGATGTCTCGATTATCAATCAGCCATATGCTACAGAGTTTAGAAATTGTGTAAGTAACTTCTATTCATACCGTGGTGTTGGTTCTCTTGATCCCGAGTACGACGCACTTTACGATGTTACTACAAATCCAGTTTCTATTGATATTGATTTAGTAACACCATTAAGCCAATTTGCAGATGCAATTAACGAAGTAGTACCATTAACTGCTACAAGCAGAGAAGTTCTTAATTCTCGGCTTACAGGAAGAAATCGTAGACAAGATGGGAATCAAATAACCACGACGACTACATTTACAGACACTGTGAGAGAAACCTTTAATACGCTTCAAGTTTCGGGCGAACAGATAAGTGAAACGCCAGTTGGAGACTTTGTTTCTAATATCAACTTTAATCCATTTATGGCTCCAAGAGAAGTTAACGTATATATGTCTGGTTTGCGCCCAAATACAAGACATTATTTCTTCTTTGATGAAGTTGACGTAAATCAATTCGTTGCTCCAGGCGATGACGTTGATAGCGCTGCAGAAGTTCATAGAAACGGCAACTTCGGAGATCCTATCACATCAAATGAAAACGGTGTAATTACTGCGGTATTTGATATTCCAGCTGAAACATTTTTTGTTGGTGATAGAAAGTTAGAAATAGTTGACGTTGATGCTTACAATACCATTGCTAGCGCTTCAACTTCATACGGATCAGTCACTTATCGAGCATATAATTTCTCAATTGAAAGGTCTTCTCTTACAGCTTCCACGCGTCAACCTACTAATTTTATTGAGCAGATTACATCTGAGCGTAACGTTACAAGAAGAATTACAACTATAGAACAACGTGAAGAACGTTGGGAGGAAGATGGTGGTGATCCACTTGCTCAAACATTCTTTATCAAGCAAGGTATGGGAAGAGGTTCTGATACCGTATTTGCTTCAAAAATCGATCTTTACTTCAAACGTAAAAGTTCAACTTACGGTGTGACTGTAGAAATACGTGAAGTTCTAAACGGTTATCCTTCTTATCAGAACGTCCCGTTTTCAAGAGTACATCTCACGCCTTCTGAAGTTAGTATATCTGATGACGCTTCAGCGGTAACTACAATTACATTCCCTGCTCCAGTTCGTTTGGATGTTGAAAAAGAATATGCAGTAGTTGTAATACCAGATGCTGCAAACCCTGATTATCTTATCTTTACATCAAAGGTTGGTGGCACCGATCTTACACCTGGTGACAATCAAGGTAGATCGATTGTTCAAGACTGGGGCGACGGTGTTCTTTTCACGTCAACTAACAACCGTGCTTGGCAATCATATCAAGATGAAGACATCAAGTTTAATCTGTATCGCCACAACTTCAATGTTTCTTCCGGTACAGTAACGCTTACCAATAATGATCACGAGTTCATCACTACCGAAAACAATATCGGAAGATTCAAGACTGGCGAAGTTGTTTATACGATTCATCCGAGTGATTCTAATACTTCAAATACTGTCAGCATATCGCCTGGAAATAATGAAATAACAGGCACCAATCTATCAACAACATACGCAACTGATGATTATATTTTAGTTGATGACGGTGCTTCAAATAAGCAACTGTTCAAAGTGGTTAGTGCGAACTCAAGTGTGATCGTAGCAGATCGTCCAGCGTCGTTTAGCGCTAACGCTGCTGGTAATCCAGTGACTATCGGTACTCTTCGTCATTATGACTTTAGATATCCGAACTTCATGATACTCGAAGGTTCATCGGCGACTGCTTCAAGAAAGTTTGAAGCAAGTGATACGATTTACGGCTTTGATAGTAGTTCTGTTGCTACAATTACATCTATGGACAATATAGAATTTAGTTACATTCAACCGATGATCATGAGGACGAATGATAGTGTGACTTCAACTTCTTTAAGTGGGACCTTTGTTGATCCAAATAATACTACAAATACCTATACTCAGTTGATGCAATTCAATGATAAAACAACATTTGGTAAGACTGGTATGACAGTTTTCAGTAAATCAAATGATATTGCTAGAACTAAGACTATGGATCTTACAGTATCGCTTGCTAACGCGAGTAATGTTACATCAACACCGTTTATTGACATCGAAACATCTTCTGTCCTTGCCTATCAGTGGAAGATCACAAACTCTTCTGATACTACGGCAAAATACATTTCGCGGACAGTAGAACTTGCTGAAAATCTTGATGCTGAAGACTTTCAGATCTTCGTAACTGGTTATAGACCAAACGGAACTGACATCAAGGTCTACATTCGACCACAAGCAGCAAATGATCCTGAAGTCTTCGATGTAAATAATTGGGTAGAACTTGAGTTGACTCAAGGTATCAATACTTATTCTTCGATCAGCAACATTTATGATTTCAGAGAGTTTGTATACCGCGTGCCAGACTCCGCCAAAACCGCAGGAGTACTAAATTATACCAATGATCTAGGTTCATTCAGTGGTTATCGACGATTTGCAATCAAGATCGAGTTACTATCCGAAAACATATTCAAAGCGCCAAGGCTGCTTGATTACAGAGGAATTGCACTCACATGATTTATCGAGATCAAAAATCGAAAGCAATTATCAACGCCGATGCGGCTGCTCTCAATAAATATAAATTGGAAAGAGATAGTTATCGCAAGGTCGAAAAACTAGGTGAAGAGCTTCAAGATGTAAAGCAAACTCTTTCGAGATTATGTGATGTTATAGAAAAGATGGAAAGTAGATAAATGGCAAAGACAGGCTTAATCAACATCAGCGCAAATAATACATTTCAGGTTTGGCTTGATAGAACGAATGAATTAGTTAATCTTATTGGCACAGATGTGCTTACAGCGTCTGCATCTCCAGGTGATACAACGGGAAGTGTATCAAGCCCAAAGGTTGCAACGCTGATTGGAACTTTTGCGGCCAATACGATTACAGCTGAAACGAGATTAAGAACAGACAAGATCGAAACAACAAGTACAGATGTTACAATCGAAGCTCCTACTATAATAAGTAGTTCACAAAGAGTTGGTATTGAATCTTTTAGCAATTCAGCTAACCCTGTTTTAAGACTAAATAATGATTCAGTTTCTTGGGATGTAGGTTTTCTTAATTCTCAAGATTTTACAATTAACAATGGATCTGCTGCAGAAAGATTAAAGCTTACTCCAGCAGGCGATTTAACAATTGCTGGATCTATTACTAATAGTGGAGGCGGTACAGTCACTGCTGATGTCACGGGTAATGTAACCGGAAACTTGACTGGTAATGTAACCGGAAACTTGACTGGTAATGTCACGGGTAATGTAACCGGTGATTTAACCGGCAACGTTACTATCGAGAGCGGGGGTACTTTAGATTTTTCTGATGCCACAACTGTACAAGTTCCTTCGACATTTGGGGTGGTCCCTCAAGGTGGTATTATTATGTGGTCAGGCAGTATTGAAGATATTCCGTCTGGTTGGGCCCTTTGTGATGGTGATAACGATACGCCAAATCTACAGAATAGATTCATTGTCGGTGCAGGTGATAGTTACGGCGTCGCCAACACGGGCGGTGCTGATAGTGTAACACTCACACTTGCACAAATGCCAACACACACTCATGACGCAGGCAATCTTGAAACAAGTTCCGCTGGCGCACATACGCATACCTACAGTGATAGTTATTTACTTGGTGGAGGTAGTTTTGTGGACTCGGCCGATGGTGGTTCAGATAAACAACAGAGCACACAAACACTCACAACAAATTCAGCTGGCGCACACACCCACGAAGTCACTGGTTACACAGCCTCAATAGGCGGCGGTCAGTCGCACGAAAACAGGCCGCCATATTACGCACTTGCCTACATTATGAAGTTATAAATAGAAATAAAAAGGCTTCTCTAGCATGTCAAAGATTTCAGAACTAGGTACAATTACAGGCAGTAATACGAGATCAGAAGATCTTTTCGTAACTGTGAACCTTGTGCAGGGCGATGACGGTACAAAGAATATTACGCGCGCAGAATTAGTAAATGCAATACAGCAAGAAGTTTTTGATAAGATTAAAATTGATGGTGGTGAATACATCAATAATATACCGATCAACAATCCAAATATATCTGTTGATACAGCATTTACTCCAGGAATTCAAGATAATGACTATTTCTATCTGAAAGATATTTCTCTTGGAACTACGGTCGCTATTTCTTATTCACAACTCTATAATGAAATAGCAACTACTGCCAAGAAAGCCAAGAAGATTTATGTCAGTGTGGAAGGCGACGACTCAAATGTCGGAAGTTATTTAGCTCCGGTTGCAACACTCGAAAAAGCGTTTGAACTAGCACAGACTGCAGTCGCAAGTGTAGATCCCGGAATTCTCAACAGAAAATCTGTTAACATCACTGTTCTTCCAGGAACTTACTACACAAACGGCGAACTAGCTCTTCCAGACTTCTGTTCTATGACTTCAGAAACTGGACAATATACAACAACAATTGTTATGAATTCTGGATACGAAAAGAAAAACTGTATACTTCTAGGTTCTGGATGTTATGTTCAAGGCTTCTCATTCTTCAATCTTCAAGTAAATAACTTCGACTATCCAACCGGTGGTTTTGCGTTTGCGTTTCGTCCAGGAGTTCGAATTACTAGATCTCCGTATGTTCGAGACTGTAGCCAGATTTCAAATTATCTTGAAAGAGAAATTGCTCCTCCATTAAATCCTTTTAACAGCAAGGGTGACGGCGTTGATCTTGGTTATGAAGTAAATGTGAGCAGTGTTACAGGAGTATTCGAAGTTGGTGACACAGTCGAGATCGCAAACACAAGCATAACTGGTGTTGTTTCTAGAGTTGATGAAATTGGAAGCGGAACAATCTACATTCGAAACAATAACGAAGATCTGATCGCAAACACTACGCTTGTTTCTTCTTCAGGGGGAACAGCGACAATTGACGCGATCGGTGAAGAAGATTTTCCGAATAAAGAAGTCGGTCGTGGTGGAGGAATGATACTCGCAGACCGTGCTGTAGTAGATCAAGACTCAATCTTCCCATATATTCTATGTTTCGGCGCAACTCCTAGAACGCAGAACGGTCTTGGCTACGTAGCAAAGAATGGTGCTGGTATCAATGGTATCTCTTCTCTTTCAATCTTTGCGAGATGTGCTTTCTATGCTCTTGACGGCGGCCAAATTACACTTAACAACTCCGGTACTCAATTTGGCGACATTTCAATGCGTGCAAAGGGTTCTACGCCGGTATTTAATCCTTACACAACAAACGCAAGTCTCGTTGCTAATACAAGTTATGCGCAGTCTATTCTCGACAACGCAAACACGATTATAGACGATATGTGGGATTACTTGACTGTGACTCAAGGATATTCAGCAAATACGGTTAATGAAGAACTCACACGCCGTGACGCCAATAACTTTTTGATATCTATAGCAAATGATTTTAAAGTCGGTCGTCAAGTTGCAACAAGAATTTTTACTTCTGGTTTGTTCAATTATAAAGGCGAGCATGTCTTTTCGGTGTTCAGTGCTAATACAGCTGATCTTACTTATATAGATAGTGTAGCAAGTTTTGGAGATCTTCCTGCAGCAACTTCTGTCGATATAAATGACTCCTATATTGTATATGATTCAAGTACAAACTTCTATGAAGGAACAATTTACTATTCAGATGGAAGTACTTGGATTAGCGATGGACCAAATGATACTAATCTTCTCGATGCATTTACAGACTCTTGGGATCGTATGAGAGATTACATAGTCACAAATCTTTCTGGCGGAGCTAATACTGCGTCAGAAGAAGCAATGTTAGATGGCCTAATTGATGACGTTCTCATTGCAAGTGTAAGAGCACCAAGTACACTCGCGTTTGGAAGTCTTGTAGAAAGTCTATCACACCAATTCAACCTTGCTTCAGCTGGCGTGAACGTAAACGCACTTCCACTTAACTTCAGAAGACTCGGTCAACCGATCTCTGCTGCTGCTTCTGTATTACAAGAAGAAAGTGGTAGAGTAAGATGGTCGGGCGCAGACGAGCTCAATAACCAATATTTTGCTCAAGGTCTCAGAATTAACGGTAGAACCGGTCGTCTTGAAGGAAGACCATTCACATCTTCAGTAAGAAAACTAGCTCGTCGAGCTTCAAACAGTAGGGCAGCATTATGACAGCAAATACAATAGTTACTGTATCAACTACACAGTCTCCGGACGCAAAACCAGTTGGAGTAAACAAAACCTTAACCACAAACTTTTCAGGCGGTACACTAATTGAAGTTCCGAATTTTGAAATTCCCGAACTCGTCTTCGGTGGATCTACAGTAGAAGCACCAGGTGTCGCTGAAGTAATTACACCGCTCATTATGTCAAACAAGACAGCAAACACTGCATATATTGATATAAGAGTGTATCGTCTCTATGATTATTCATCTGAGCCTCCCACAAGTGTATCAGCGACCTTTTCACTTGCTACCAATATACCTATTGCAGCATACGATACTCTATTCTTTCCAATGAACGGGCAATTCTTTTATAATGGAGATGTACTAGAAGCAAAAGCTGATTCAAACGACGCGGTTGACGTAACAATTTCGTTTACATTGGGACAAGCAGAAGAGTTTATACAGGATAATTAAAGACCATGTCAATTAAATCCTTAAGAGGCAAAACTAAAGTAATTGGACCGGCGTTTAAACAAGCTCTACCTATAGAGCTTGATCCAGCCATGTACGAAGGCGCAATTATATATGCTGATGATACAACCATTAGAGTATCTGATGGTAGTAGCTGGAATATTGTATCACCTGGACCACAAGGTATACAAGGTACTCAAGGGATTCAGGGACTTCAGGGACTTCAAGGTGCTTATTCTCCGAGCATTAATTTGATAGGATCTGTTGCGGATGTTAATGTAAACCCGCCTAACGATCCGCAAAGTACACTAAATACTGCATTTCCTGGAGCAACTGCAGGTGATGCAGTAATCGATGAGGCAACTGGCGATGCGTGGGCATACGACGGAACTACTTGGATTAATTCCGGACAAATAAAGGGTCCACAGGGTGTTCAAGGCATTCAAGGCATTCAAGGCACACAAGGCGTACAAGGCGAAGAGGGCATTCAAGGACCTCGCGGTTTCTCTGGAGTACAAGGAGCTCAAGGTACTCAAGGTATACAAGGTATCCAGGGTGATTTAGGTATTCAGGGCGCAACCGGTGCTGGCACTCAAGGTATCCAAGGTATCCAGGGCGATCTAGGTATTCAGGGTATCGATGGAACACTTGGTGCACAAGGTATTCAGGGTATTCAAGGTATCCAAGGTGATCTGGGTATTCAGGGCGATCTGGGTATTCAGGGTATCCAAGGTGCTCAAGGTATCCAAGGCGATCTGGGTATTCAAGGTATCGATGGAACACTTGGTGCACAAGGTATTCAGGGTATTCAGGGTATTCAGGGCGATCTGGGTATTCAGGGCATAGATGGAACTTTAGGATCTCAAGGTATCCAAGGCATCCAAGGTATCCAAGGCGATCTGGGTATTCAGGGTATCGATGGAACACTTGGTGCACAAGGTATTCAGGGTATTCAGGGTATTCAGGGTATCAAAGGCGACGATGGAACACTTGGTGCACAAGGTATCCAGGGTATTCAGGGCATAGATGGAACTTTAGGATCTCAAGGTACTCAGGGTATTCAAGGTATCCAGGGTATTCAGGGCATAGATGGAACTTTAGGATCTCAAGGTACTCAGGGTATTCAGGGTATTCAAGGTATCCAGGGTATTCAGGGCATAGATGGAACTTTAGGATCTCAAGGTACTCAGGGTATTCAAGGCATCCAAGGTACTCAGGGTATCCAAGGAGATTTAGGTTTTCAAGGCATTCAAGGAGCAGACGGCGGCTCTGGTGGCATTACAGCTACAGACGATACTTCAACTGCGTCGGATCATTTCCCAGTATTTGTTGGAGCGGCTGGTAGTGAACAAACACCAAAAGCGAGTACAACTAAACTATTTTTCAGACCTTCTACGGGAAGGCTATCCGCAACTGAGTTTAACTCGCTTTCGGATATATCGGAAAAAACAAATTTTAGTGAGATAGAAAATCCAATTAATATACTCAATGAAATAGACGTAGTTTCGTTTGATTGGAAAGATACTGGTATTAAAAGCTATGGTGTTGTTGCTCAGCAGCTTGAAGAGATCTTGCCAGAATTAATAACAAAGAATGATGATAAAAGTTATGTTAGTTATACTCCGCTTATTGCGATATTGATTCAAGCAGTGAAGGATCTAAGTAAGAGGGTGAAAGATTAATGCCATTACTGTCACAGGGTGGTTGTATAAAAGACATATTCGTCACAGACGAAGAAATGATCGAGCTATTTACCGGTAAACAGCTGTGGTTGTGGGGTAGTGGCGCCTACGGCCGACTCGGTACAAATTCAGTAACGAATCAATCAAGCCCAGTTCAAACTGTTTCCGGCGGAACTAACTGGAGAAGTGCAAGTTTAGGCAATTATCACTCAGCCGCAATCAAGACCGATGGCAGTCTCTGGTCGTGGGGCGCTGGACTAAGACTTGGCGACAACTCTACAACAGCTCGATCTAGTCCAGTTCAAACTGTTTCCGGCGGAACTAACTGGCGAAGTGTAAGTTTAGGCAATAATCACTCAGCCGCGATCAAGACTGATGGCAGTCTCTGGTTGTGGGGTGTTGGAAATATAGGTCAAATTGGTAACAACTCAACAGCAACTTTTCAGTCAAGTCCAGTTCAAACTGTTTCCGGCGGAACTAACTGGAGAAGCGTAAGTCTAGGAATTAATCTTTCAGCTGCAATCAAGACTGATGGTAGCTTGTGGTTGTGGGGATGTAATACTACTGGTCAAATTGGTAACAACTCAGCAGCAAGTCAGTCAAGCCCAGTTCAAACAGTTTCCGGCGGAACTAACTGGCGAAGCGTAAGCTTAGGCGGACACTCAGCTGCAATCAAAACTGATGGCAGTCTTTGGTTGTGGGGATTTGGATCTCAAGGCCAACTAGGTAACAACTCAGCAGCAAGTCAGTCAAGCCCAG